AATTATCCTTTTTCAGCAGAGAAATTAGAGTGGATGAAGATCAAATAAATTTGACTTCTACTACAAAATACTGTAATATACTACTATGCGAATACTAACACTAGACAACCAACACTACGACCTTGACCATTTACCAGAAGAGGTAGACGATATGAGGTTTGCTATACTAGACAACTCTAATCCAGCAGAGCCAGACTATCATTTTATTCCCTTGATCTTTTTAGAGAGTTTTAATTCGCCAGCTCTAGTGTTACGTATAGGCAATAACACAATCAAGATGCCCATGGATTGGCAAGTGTTGATTGGAGAACCTGAGATTGGTGACCTAGAAGTACTTCCGTTGACTAGTATTAATGATCGAGGATTCAAGGTATTTCAATTTAATCCTCGATCCAGTTTCCGTCCCAGCTTTCCTGACATTGAGATCCTAGATGTATATCACGAAGTATCTTGGTATGCTCCTAAACTCAAAAACGGCCAAATGCTAGCAGTGCCAATTACCGACGGCGACGAACCTGATTGTGTGTACTTTGTTAAAGACATCAGTCGCAACTGCGAGATAGTTGATTACAACAAAGCATGGTAGGACACTATGGGAAATCTTACACCTGATGTGCCATTAATCTATGAACGTAACGGGCCTGTGATATACGCACGTGAGTTTGGTGCAACAGAACGTCGTGTCGTGGGATACGACGTGAGTTTAGAAAACAAAATACTTGGCGTTTCACAACATACGGTTGCTAAAATTTTAGCAATCTACCAGATGGCCTCGACGGATTCAGGCATGCAAGAGTTGTGGGATCAACTTGAAGTAATGTACAATTTAAAAAAACCAAATGATTAAAAAACTTGGAATTTGCGGGGACAGTTTTATGTTTACTCGACCTCCCGACACCATACATTGGACCAGTCAGCTTGCTTGTATTGATAAATCAATTGATCAGATAAATCTAAGTCTTAGCGGGACGTCAAATATAATGATTGCCAACCAAGTAAGAAATGCTGTTAACTACAACTGTGATTCATTGGTGGTAGGCTTTACAGAATTTGTTAGATTTGAATTTGATCTAAACTACCATCAATATATCAATTGCAGGGATATTCAGCACACTGTAAACAATTATGATAATAGATGGCTAAGTTGTACTAGATCAAACCGTCTAAGTAAAAAAGAATCAGAATTTCGTACTTTGTATCATAAGCAAATGTCTCATGATTGGCTGGCATTGCAGTCTTATTATGTTATACTATCTACACTGCATTTTTTAACCAACACAAAAATAAATTTTGCATACTCACTGGGAGGATTTGCTATTCCTTACGAGTTTTTTAACAGATTTTGTATACCCAACGAACTTGAACAATTTGAATCTAAGATGCTAAATGTTAATTTGTGGCGCTATCCAGGTGAAAAGGTATTATCTGGATTTCATGTGTATGACCAAGCATACCAACGAAACTTTTTAGACGACACTATTAAAACACTGACTCAACATGACTGACAAACTAAGCATTGCTAATGAGATGAAAATGTTTGACCACAAGGTCAGAACATTCTACGACGATTTGACAGATGAAGAGCGCAAGAAGTTTGCTCCATTCCTAATGATACGGTGGGGATCAGCAGTAGAAGGATCTAGGGACTTACAGGAGTTCTATGTAATTTCCACAAACGAACGACTAAACAAAAACTTCTTTAACATTAGTTCATCCAAGCACCGTAAACTGCAATGGCTCATGGCCACCACGGTGAGTCCAGACATGGGCGCACTAAGACACAACTGGATTGCACCCAAGAAAAAAGAAGCAGGTGCTGGATCAATGAAAAAACAACTGGCAGAATTGTTTCCGCACTACAAGCCAGATGAGATTGATGTCATGGCAGCAATAACAACCAAAAAAGAACTTGATCAATACATTAGAGCACATGGCCGAGACACCAAGTAAGTTTACATGTGAGTTCTGCAAGAAAGATTTTGCACGAGAAAGCTCTATTGCAGTACACATGTGCGAGCCCAAGCGCAGGCGTATGGAACAAAGTGAACGTGGAGTACAACTGGGATTCCAGGCCTACATCAAGTTCTATGAACTGGCACAAGGGTCAGCCAAACTCAAAACTTTTGAAGACTTCTGTGACTCGCCATACTACCGAGCATTTGTAAAGTTTGGTCGCTATTGCGTGAACACTCGAGTTATCAACCCGGCACAGTTTATGGCTTGGTTATTGAAGAACAACAAAAAGATTGATCACTGGTGCAGTGACAGAATATATACAGAGTACTTGTTGTTCTATCTTAGGGTAGAAGCAGTAGCAGATGCTCTAGCCCGTGCGGTAGAGTACAGCATTGATTGGAGTGAAAAGACCACACACCCAGCACATGATTGCATGCGGTATGGCAATAGCAATTTATTGTGCCATGCAGTTACTACAGGGCGTATATCACCCTGGGTGATATACAACTCAGCATCAGGGCAAGAGTTTCTGAACTCGTTGGATACTGCGCAAATCACAATGATTTGGCCATACATTGATAGTGATGCGTGGTCTAAGAAATTTCACGATTATTCAGCAGATCAGGAGTATGCTAAAGAAATATTAAAACAGGCAGGATGGTAATGATTAGAAAATTAGCAGCCGTTGGGGATAGTTTTTCCACAACCAAATATGGTCGTAGTTGGCCAGATTTTATCAGCGACCGCTTGCAAAGTCAATTGGTTCGTGCATGTAGTACAGGCGCTGGCAATGCTTTCTATGTAGAAAAATGTCATGATATTGTCAAAGACCCTGAAGTAGATTTAGTTATTGTACAACTTACGGGACCTGCTAGGGTTGTGATTGGATCTCAATCCTGGCAAGATGTTCAGGCTGGTATACAAGCACATCCTATACCCGCACCAGTGGATTATTACGATCCCACTCACAGCAATATCTACAAAGACATAGGATGTTACACTATGAATGTATATAATAATAGTCAATGGTTAGATGCATTAACTGGACTAGAGACAGGAGACTTGGATAAGTTTTGGTTCCGTGAAGTTGCAGGCACACGATATTACGACTATCAAACTATACATAACATGTTGGCAATCAAGGCCTTGTGCGATCAATGGAAAAAACCTCTTGTGTTCTTTTCTTGGTTTGTTGAAATGGACAAGTTGATCTTGCCTGGATACGAATGGTTAAAGTCGGCCTCTAACTTGATTCCTGGATGTGCCATGATCGAATGTGACAAACTCAAACTTAACAAAACTGATTGTGGACATTATGCAACCGCAGAAACACAACAATTTGTTGACACATGGTTGTGGCCTTGCGTACAATCTAAGTTAGCGGATATGAAGTTGTGATCTATATAGATTTTCAAGCAGGCTCGCACGGTAACTTCTTGGAGTTTGTGTGCAACAAGTATTTGGCTAATATAGCCATCGGCAATAGCACTCCGTTTAATTCTAACGGCGCCGCCCATGATAAGAAGTACCTTGAACGCAAGCAGTTTGATGCTGGCCATTGGTTTGAACTTCCAAAATCAAAAAAATTTATTGTTGATACTCGTGTTATCACAGTGAAGATCCAACCAGATGATTTATTGCCTGTCACAGCGATATCATTGTTACGTGCAGGCGACTATAACATTGACAATGATTTATTGGAAATTGACACCTATAACAAATTAAAAAAAATTTCACACTACACCAGTTTCCTCCAGGATATTAAACAATCTTATTTCCAGGACACCCGTGTTGAAGGCTATCAAATAGTGCAAGACACATCCTGGCCCAACATTACCACCGTACAAGAATTTGATCAATTACCAGAGCATATAAAAACCGAATGCGAAAACATTCACAAGTTGGTGTTGCCAGTGTTTGATGAACAAAATGCAAATTGCCCACGACATGTCTTGCGAGAGTTTTTTAAAATAGGTTTTATACATCCAACACAGCAAGGATTTATGAAAAGACAACATCTCATGACCTACGATGCAAGTAATCAAACCACAACCTTCCCATTCAGTTGTTTCTATCATGCAGATCAATTTTTTAATGAACTAGAAAAGCTATCTAAATGGCTGGACATGCCATTGAATGTGACACCTGAACTGATATCTTTACATGAACAGTTTGTAAATAAACAACCCTATCGCAATATCAAACAGGACTGTGATCACCTATTGCATCGAATATACAATAATGAAGTGTTTGAACTGCCCAAGTTAATTTTACTGCAAGAAAGCTACTTAAATGCCTGCTTAGAAAAACACTATGGGGTTGAAGCAGTGTTTGAACAACCCCAATGGTTTGCTAACAGTCAACAGATACTGGAACATTTTGATATACATTGATTACATTGCTGGCGCACACGGCAACTATCTTGAATTTGTATGTAACACATTCATGGCAGGTGTCGGGTCCACAGGCTCTATTTTTAGTGATGTGGGGGCCGCCCATGCTAAAAAATACATCGACCCCAAGGTATTTACGGTATGGCAGCATGTGGGCGGATCATATACACCGTTGGTCAATCAACAAGTTATTGCAATAACATTTGATTCTAACGACCTGTTGCCATTGCAGGCTGTGAGTATGCTACGTGCCGGTAATTTTGATGTGGACGAACTAGAAGTGGACACATACCACAAACTGAATCGATCAAGTTATGTGAATCAGTTGGTGCAGATACAACAGTTATATTTCCAAGACACTCGAGTTGAAGGCTATCATTTTGTGCGTAGCGACCATTGGCCCGTGGTGCAATCTGTTGCAGAGTTTGAAGCACTGCCAGTGGCAATCAAAACTGAATGTGAACGTCTGCACGGATTGGTAAAATTAGAGTTATCTGCAGACCATCCCAATTGTCCAAGATGGATTCTTAGAGATTTTTTCAAGCATGGATTTCTCAATCCCAGCAAACATGGCATGGTATTACAAGATCAAAATCGACGATCCACCTACTCTGCTGACAATTCAGTGTATGAATTTCCGTTTGCTAGCTTTTACCAGACTGAACAGTTTGTGCAAGAACTTCAAAAACTGGCTGCCCATTTTGGATTCGAGTTTGACAACAACAATGAGTTTGGTCAGCTACATCAAGAGTTTACACAACGACAACACTATGCTATAATAAAGCAACAGTGTGATCAGTTGGTCAAAGACATCATTGACAGCAACAATGTACATATTCCGCATATGAATTTATTGATGGAAAGTTACATAGAGGCATGTGTTGAACACCACTATAAACAAACACTGCCTGCAGGTAGAAATGCCTGGTTTACCAACACCCAACAGATACAACAGGCATTACAATGAGTGCAGATATTGACATAGACTTTGCTGATAGAACCAGTGTGCTGAATTTGATTCGGCACACTTCGGCACGACAACTGGTACAAGGTCAAGTGAGACGTCATAACTCAGGTGTGTATGTAACAGATATTCCTTATGACCCAATGCACAACTGCGCAGCCATAGATTATGAGTCGGCAGAACAACGTGGATATTTCAAACTAGACTTTTTAAACATGAGTGTGTATCAATTGATCACTGGTCCAGATCATTACAATGCTATGGCGACAGCATCTCCTCCCTGGGATCGATTATGGCAAGATATAGAATGGGCTGGACAACTGGTTCACGTGGGCAATTACACAGACCTTTTGAAGAGCATGCGCCCACAGACTATACCACAAATGGCAGCGTTTATCAGTGTTATCAGGCCAGGCAAGGCGCACCTACAAAATCAAGCCTGGCAGGATGTGTTTGCTAGTGTGTGGGACGGCGACGATAGTCAAGGGTATACATTTAAAAAATCACATGCCATAAGTTACGCAGCCTTGGTAGCACTGCATATGAATTTACTTAATCAGCATTGACTTGGACCATTCCCTGCCAAATGCAGTGCATGTGTCTGGTGCATTGATGAATGGCAACAGCGCATTCCAGTAGTTGTGCAATCGCTCAGACGCAGTAGTTCCAAGTGTGTTGCACAGATAATGACTGCCACCTTCTTGAAATAGTTTGCTGTATTCTATTTGTGTTGTGGCAAATCCATCCAAGTTCCTGTAATGTAGGTATTGACCATCCTGTTGCTCCCCGGGAAGGTCTCGCATGTCTAGAGATCTTCGGATCAACCTTTTGACATGTGCAACTGCAATCTCGTCAGTTACCACTTGATCACCTGTATTGAAACTAGCGGATAACGTATGTGTGTTAACGTCACGCATGAAATCATATGTGGGTATTCCTCGGAACAAGTATGCTTTGACAATCTTGTCCCAATGGTATTGGATCATATCACCACCGTTGAGATTAATCCATGCTATGTTAATTGCATTGGTTTTTACAAATTCGTCAATCTTATCCAAGTTATTTGCACCCTGCAATGTGGGGGGAACATGACAAGTCAATGCAATTGATCTGTTAGACTCTGCATCAGGCAACAAATCTCCTCGATCAATTGCATCAAAAATATCCACAATTGACCAACCATAATTGTTGAGACTACTGTTGCCAACTGTGGGATTCACACGCCATTGCGTATCAACAAATCCGTCACAGTGACCAAGCCATCCAGCAACGAAATCTTTTCGGCTGCCAGACACTCCACATATTATGGTAATTTTAGCTTTTATTTTACTTGATAACGGATTCAATCCAGTCTCCTGACCAAAGTGATGCTTTTTCGTTTGGCTTTTTTACGGGAAATATCTAACAAACTACATGCAGGACCGTGTAGTATTTCCAGATCTTTGTTGACAAATGTTCGCAAGGTGTAGCGGAACGGATCCCATTCTCCTCGTAGGAATATGTTTATAGGTACGCTACGATTGCTTTCCCACCACCAGGTGGTTGCCAAGTCCAAATATCTCATTTTGTCCTCTTGTGACAGTATCACACCAAAGTCGTAGATAGTTGTAACTGCGTCATCCCTATTTTGAACCACGCCGACATACTCCACATTTGCATACACGCACAGCGTGATAAACGGATACTTTTCCGTCAATTGGTCAAAGATATTATTACCCATAAATATTGTTCTATGTATTCCACAACCGTTTACTTATATCAGCAAATCACCAGAGTGTTATTGATTGACACCAGTGG